TTTAAGCTATTTGGAAGATAATTTTAATAATCTTTCAACAGTTCATCCTATAACATATAAAAATGGTAAAATTTACACTGATTTTTTTTGGATAAATTCAAAAGAAGAAACCAAAGAATTTTGTTCGATTCCATTGGAAGAATTGTTAAAAGATGATAGTTACATTTATGAAAAAACGTCACCATCATATATCAGAAAATTAATTGGATGGTATTCAATAAAACAACATTTCAAAGTTGTAAGAGATTTTGATAATGTAAAAATTACTTATAGTTATTCAAGGAAACATGATAAAGGATCATTTACAAAAGATAATTATGGTAGTTTTATTTATTCTTGTCGTATTTTGAATGAAAGATTACAAATCATTAAATCTTGTAAAGAAAATAAAACACTTGATAAATTATTAAATAAAATATCACTTGGGCCTACCTTGAAAGTTCTAGAGTATATTGTTGGATCCAATATAAAAAAAATAGATTTAAAGGATTAGCTCTTATTATGAGCATATGACTGATATTATAATTGGTTTGCAATATGGTGATGAGGGTAAAGGTAAGGTTACAAAGGCACTTATTGAAAAAAATAGTTATACACATTGTGTTAGATTTAATGGAGGTCCGAATGCAGGACACACAATTTATGTGAATGATAAAAAGCTGGTAACGCATCAAGTTCCGACTGGAATTGTACATGGAATGACATGTATTATTGGTCCTTGTTGTGTTATTGATATTGATAAGTTGGAGAAGGAGATTGTTATGTTGGAAGAAGCAGGTGTAGAAAATGTAAGGCAGAATTTGAAGATTTCTTTTAATGCTCATATTATTTCTGAGAAGCATATTCAGGATGATATTGCTAATGATATGTCTGGATCTACTCATTGTGGAATCCGACCAGTTTATAGGGATAAGTATGATCGTTGTGGAACTCGTGCTGAAAAGTTTGATGATATTTGTGGATGTGAGATTGTGAATCCTTTTGATCTTTTGAGTGGGGATGATGTCAAGGTTCTTTTTGAGGGTGCACAGGGATTTATGTTGGATATTGATTGGGGTCATTATCCATTTGTTACTTCATCGCATTGTACAAGTGGTATGATTTCGTCTTGTGGATTTCCTTTTAAGAGGGTATCGAAGGTTTATGGAGTTGCGAAGATTTATGAGACTTATGTTGGAAAAATGGATTTCATTGATCAGGATCGCGAGGTGTTGGATAGTTTAGGAGAGTTGGGACAAGAGTTTGGAGCGACAACTGGAAGAAAGAGGCAGTGTAATTGGTTGAATATGAATACGTTGAATAAGTCATTGATGGCGAATAGTGTGACTAATTTGATTATTAATAAGTGTGATGTGTTAGAGGAGTTTGGAGTTTATAAGGTTTGGGATACAGATTTGTTGTATGAGTTTAAATCTTTGGATGAAATGAAGGCTTATGTTGAGGAGAATATTGTGGATAAGAGTGTTGAGATTGAGTATTCTTATCATAAAGATAAGATTTAATCACAAAGTAGTGAATCAAAAAATTGATCGCGGATTATTTTATGATTACATCAAAAAATTGATCAAAAAATATTATAAATGAAATATCCTTCTTTTATAATATGATTCCACACGAATTGATTTTGAAAATTTTCACTTATTTGCCTGATCATAAGTCAAGGAAATCTTTCTATAGCGTTGCGAAGAAAGAACGCACAGGAAGATTGAAAAAATTGATTGAGCATCATTTGCCGAATCCTATTATCAGGAAGTTGACAATTAGGGGTAAAGCAAGAATGAGTAAATGTGAATTTTCGCATACCTTTTTTTTGATTGGTAAATATTTGATTTATCTTATTTATGATGATTATCTTGAAATTTGTGATCTTACTACTGGTGAGGTTGTTTTTAGAGTAGAAGAATGTTTCAGTTATTATTCTGAAATAAATCTTGTAAAAGATGAGGATACTGGTAAAGTCAATCTTGATGTTTTTGATACTTTTTCATGCGTAGATGAAGATTCAATGTATACAAGGTTCACATATGAATTGGACATTGATCCTGACGGTCTTAATCTCAAAAAACATTATTGTAGATTTTGTGAGAAACATACATCAAAACATGATGAGAAGCACTACACTTTGATTTGTGCAAAAGATTGTTGGATATTGAAGGTTTCACGCAAATCGAAGGAGTGTTTTTGTATTGATAAAGAAACTCACCGTTTTAAAATGGAGAATATTCATTATGAATTGATGGATTATTTCCAGAACAGATAAATGATTTTATAAAAAATAGTTAGCTAGCAGAAACAACCAGATCGAAAATCTTATCGCGTTTGCCTTCCAATTTGGAAACCTTTTTGCGAAGTCTTGTAATTTCAGCTTGAAGCATTGCAACTTGGTTACAATCTGTGACTTGTCCACCACGTGTCTTTTGACGAGCGTATATTGCTGACCTGAAAATACGAAGAACAGTTTCGAGAGAACCAAATCCATCCACGAATACTCCTTCGAGACAAATTACAATCATAGATGAAACGCTTGATCTGGCATCTTTTCGGAAATCAATAGACTGATAATTTCCCGGACATCTGACAATTGACTCTTCAATCAAATCAACAAATTTCCGTACGTTTGGAATTTCATCAACCCCATCATAGATTTCCTTCAAACCTTTGTACAAAGGCTCTTGGAATGAAAAACAACGGTTGTATCTTTTGCAACCTTCAATAAAATTTTCAAAGAAAGTAAATACCTCATAGGTGGTCATTCCACACTTTTCCTTGGTGTGACACCAATGAAGTTTAGAAATAAAAACATCAATATCTTTTTTCAAAGACATATTGAATACTAAATATATTTCAAGCTTTATATTTTTTCTTCAATTTTTTTATAAAATAATGATTACATTCCAGAAATAACCTTTGAAATTTTGTTGTTCTTGATTTTCAACTTTTCATTCTCTTCTTTGAGAGTAGCAAGTTGTGCCTCCAATTCTTTCATACGTTTTTCATTTTCACAAAATTGTTCTATCGTTGGCTCCTTAATTTTCTTTTCTTTCAAGGCCAAATAATCTCTAAAAATTTGTACTGTTTTTGAAAGAGAAATTGTTGAAAGAATTTTTGGTTTAGAATTTTGAAAAAAGAAAGTAGCATCTTTTCCAAAACTTATGGAAATACAACCAATCTTCACATCATTTTCAATACATCTATCATAATATTTAAGAAATATTGAAACATAATTATCTTGATCTACAACTTTTCCAACACGATGGAGATACACGTTTTGTAGTCCTTTGATTAAACAGTATTTCATAGCTTTTCCTCCTGCATTTGTGTCGTTCATTTCAATATTATTACCGATTGTAGAGCAAGCTTGATCGAAAAAACTGTAATCACCCGCAGTTTTGTTACGACGTGGAATTTCTGCAAACACAAAAGGAAGTTCAAGCAATTCTTGAACATCATTCATAAATTGATATTTCATATTTTGTTTTATAGGTTTATAATAATGAGATAAAATAATTCAATTTTTTTTCTCTGCCTATAAACCATTATTTAACCAAGTGTAGCTCTCTGATCACGTACCTTTTTTTCATTAGTATGTGAAATATTTTTCAAAATATCTTTCATCCCCATTATTCTTAATGCTAAAATAGCAGCATTCTTCGCCTTTCCTATCCCAACAGTTGCAACAGGAACTCCATCAGGCATTTCAACAATAGAATATAAAGAGTCTTGACCATTTAAAAAACGGGATGGAACAGGTACACCAATAACAGGTAGATCAGTTATAGATGCCAACATTCCTGGAAGATGAGCCGCACCTCCAGCAGCTGCGATAACAACTTGTCCACACCAACTCTCCACATTCTCACCAAATTCAAACATCCATTTAGGTGACCTATGAGCTGAAACAACATCAACCTTAATAGGAACACCATATCCATTTAAAAAATCAATAGCTGGTTGCAACGTAGGAAGATCACTTGAAGATCCCATAACAATGTAAACAAGTGGATAGTGAATGGAACTTGGAATACCTAAAATGTTGCATTTGGAAGTGTAATGCCCAACTTTTCTATTTTTCTTATAAAAATTATTTTCAGGTAAAGGTTTATTGTACCAATGAACATTTGAGAATATAAATTTGATGTTTTTCATATATTCCATCTCTCTTCCATCACCGTGTGCCAAAATATTCGTCATTTTAACAGGATATACAACAAGTTCAGGATCACAAGAATTCAAACCACAAATACATCGAATGTGTTGTTCAAATTGAGAAATATTACAAGCTTCAATTGTGTAATGACCGCTATTGTGAACTCTTGGAGATACTTCATTCACTAAAACATGGCCATCAGTGGTTAAAAAGAATTCAATACCGAATACACCTTTTGTACGAAACTTTTTCACAATCTTTTTAGCAATTCCCTCAATCTCCTCTCTTACCACCAAATCCAAAGGTGTTGGACATAAAACCTCCTTACAAATACCATTTTCTTGAACAGTTTCAACAACAGGATAGCAATACACAGGTCCTTCTCCTTTAAAAGCAATAATAGCTAACTCTTTCTCAATTTCTACAAACTCTTCTACAAATAAATTATCTCTGCCACATTTCTCAATAAGATCATTGACATTATTTCCATTTGTACCATTGATTAACCAAACACCTTTTCCATCATAACCACCTGTTTTTGCCTTAACGACTACCTTCTCGCATTTCTCGCAATCGTAATCGTCCAAACTGTAAAAAGATGGAAGTGGAACTTCCAAATCACGCAAAAACTCATTTTGAACCCATTTATCTTGAATAACTTCTAAACAAGAAGGATCAGGATAAACTTTACAAAATTCTTGAGCTTTTTTCAAAGCTTCAACATTGACACTTTCAATATCAAAAGTAAGAACGTCTACTTGTTTTGCCAAATTAAGTATCAAATCTTTATTCCTGAAAGAACCAACAATATGTTTTGCACCAACTGTAGAAGCTGGACAACCAACAGTTGGATCTAAAACGGTTACATCATTTAAACCTAATCGTATGGAAGCTTCTGTCATCATCATTGCCAATTGACCACCACCTAAAATACCAATTTTTTTGCTTGTTATCATTATTTTTTTTAATGACAACAAAATTTTAAGTTATAAATTATGCCTTGCGACATAAAGTAAGTCAAAGTGGATTCGCTCAAACCAAAGATTCGAAAATGCCAGTTACCCAGCAAGCCCCGTCTTCAATCAAGATCTTCATCGTTCGCCTCAGCCTCAGCCTTAGCCTTAGCCTCAGCTTCAGCCTTAGCCTTAGCCTTAGCTTCAGCCTTAGCCTTAGCCTTAGCCTCAGCTTCAGCCTTAGCCTTAGCCTCAGCTTCAGCCTTAGCCTCAGCCTCAGCAACCGCCTTAGCCTTAGTCTCAGCAACCACCTTAGCCGCAGCAGCACGCCTTGCGGTTTGCTCCGCTCTGGCACGAGCAACGGTGAGTCGTCGGTTGGCTTTGGTAGCAGTATCAATCCGGTACAGTGCATTCGCAGGCTTCCCACAGTATTTCAAAAAATCCTCGTAAGTGTGTTCCTTAGCACTGGAACGCTCAAGCGTCTCAACTTGTTTCCGAAGGTCACTCATGACTGTTGGAATCCCAGCTCGAGTAACCTTTTGGATGACTTCGTCAAGATACTTGATGTTTTCCAAGAGAAACGGAACATGACGCTCATCAATGGCGCCAATGTTCTTCCCCCCACCTCTAATCAACACAGTTGCACTTCCGTTGACTGGATTCTGCCTACTACGAGCAATGAGATCGGCAATTCCTGAGCGGATAATCTTCAAAAGATCAACACGCCCGTTCTTCACCAAAAACTGAACCGTTGTTATTTCTCGAGTTTTCATTCGAAAACTATCTTCAATGTACCGAACAAACCAAACGGTTTCATCACAAAGACCGTCACAAGTCTTAGTTTCTTCCTTCTTAGAAGAAACAGCACAACCGCGCGTAGATTCCTGAGAAAATGTCACGCGTTTGCGCTTCTTCGGTTTTCCTGTGCTGGTTGGAGCAGCTGCTCCACCACCTCCACCACCACCACCATTGGTGGGAGATGGTGGAGGGGATTCTAAAAAACATGGATCGATGATGTCTCCCATAATATACACTCATAAATAT